GTATTGTTTTTGTATATCTTTCTTGGCTGATGCAGCTCCATGTGGGAGTGATACGTGTGGCCAACCTGTCATTGCCTCATAACCAGAGGCAGCGTCTAATTCACCTTCATAAACAATGATCCGTTTACCGCTACTAGGAAATAGATGCTGACCAAAAAGAGTATCAGTACTGTTGCCTTCATAGTAGAAGTCCTTTTGTTTAGTCTTTACCTTTGCTCCCTGAAGTATTCCGTCGCTCGTGAAATAATGGAAGCGTAGAAGTTCTCCGTCTCGGAAGATTTTGTAGAATTGATTTGTCTTTTCTGATATTCCTCTGCGCTGCAACCGTACGGCTGATCCTTTGAGTTGTACATTTGTAGACATTTGATGAGTGTGTGTATTTTCTCCATTCCCAGGAGTACGGGTGTGACATACAAAGCAATAAGTGTGCCCATCCGAATACTCGCTTTTAGCGTCGGATGAGCCACAGTTTTCACATGCTGTATGTCTTACAAATTCGCTCTCTATATGAGCCATTCCATTGGTATATTGTGCCAGGCAGTCCAAGGTATTTTGTGACGCTCACACCACTTGGCGTATGTAGTTTTAGATTTCTTTGAGATCTTGTTATAAGGAGATTGAAAGACCATTCTTATATCTAAGTCTGGGTTCTGTTCTTTTACAGCCTTCATTTTCCTTCTATCCGCTGAATCCCAATAACCCTTGGTTTCTAAATAGACACCATTAGGTAATAGGAAGTCAGGAGAATAGTTGTGTTGTATTTGATATGGAACCCTAGTTGGTTCATATTCATAATCAATACCTAACTCACACAATAAGTCTGAGACCTTCTCTTCAAGCTCTGACCTGAACATTAGAAGTCATCTGTTTCAGTAGCAGGCACTGATTCAACGTTAGGCTCACCAGTCTTAAAGCCACTGGTCTTACCAAATAGCTCAGCTACACCAGCTTGATCTAAGTCTCCAGTGTCTACACCAGCTCCTCCCTGAACCGTCACGATCTGTACTCCAGAGAGCTTCAGAGACGTTCCATACGAGATTCCATCTCTTAATAGGTAAGGCTTTTGTATAAAGCCTAGCTTGACAGTAGATCCTGCATAGACAGGAGTATTAGGATCAGTAATTGGAGTACCTTCAGTGTCGACCACTGGGGGTTTTCTATCTTCTGACCATGAGAATTTAATAATGTATTTTCCATCGCTCACTTCCTCCCAAGGCTCAGGTTTTAATGACGATCTCTTAGGGTTCTTGAGCTTAGACTCAGCCCACTTAAGACAATCAACTCTTTCTTCTTCTAACTTATCAATCAAGTCCTGACCGACTATAGCTCTTAAGCTATAGCCGTATTGACTTGGTTTCATTACTGCTTGATATCCTTCTAAGACAACTGGCTCAGGGGTGACATGGATATTTCTCATTACTTAGAAGCCTCGCTAGGTGTTAGTGCTTTAAGCTCTTTAGCA